CCCGCGATCGAAGAAAACTTTATAGCGTTAAAAAAGCACGAAGTTGAACTAAAAGAAGTAGATGCGGAAAAACGTATTTTGATGGGTGCGGCTTTGGTGCCTAATAAACAAATTTACCGTAGAAACAAGGACAAAGAATTTTACATTTACTTCAGTGAGGATACGGTACGCAAAGCAAGTGAATTGTTTTTAATGAGAGCTAATCAAAACAACGCCACCTACGAACACGAACGCAAAATGCTTGACGGGATGTCGGTTGTTGAAAGCTGGATAATTGAAGATGAGAAACAAGACAAATCAGCAAAATACGGATTCAATTTACCTAAGGGAACTTGGATGATTTCAATGAAAGTAAACAACGATGAAATTTGGCAAAAGGTAAAAGATGGCGAAGTAAAAGGATTTAGTATTGAAGGTCACTTCGTAGATCAATATGAAATGAGTTTACAACAAAACGAAGAAGACGAAATAATAGCATTCCTAAAAGAAATACTTGATACTAAATTAGAAACGTATAACGACTATCCTAAAGAAGCAAGCGAAAACGCAAAGATAGCATTACGCTACGCTGAAGAAAACGGTTGGGGTGACTGCGGTACGCCCGTAGGAAAAGCACGAGCCAACCAACTTGCAAACGGCGAAAATATAAGTAGGGAAACAATTTCACGCATGGCTTCATTTGCGCGTCACAAGGAAAATTCACAAAAGGAATTAGGGGACGGCTGCGGTCGTTTAATGTGGCTTGCTTGGGGTGGTGATGCGGGCATTGAGTGGGCGCAAAGAAAGTTAGAACAAATAGATAATAAATAAATGAGAACAGCAAGTAAAGTTAGTCCCCGTGGTGGTAAACGTGGGTGCCTATGTAAAGACGGAAAATATCACAAAGATTGTTGTGACGGTAGTTTAGAAGCGCAAGGGATAGGCAAAACAGCCAGCGTAACGCCGCAAAATGTAACGATAACAGATAACAACGGAGTGCGCACGATAGTACGTCAAAACGGCTAAAAAAGGAACAAGTAAAAATTTTAAAAGTTAATAAGTTATGAATACACTAAAAACAGTTTTCGGAAAACTATTCAAAGAAGAAACACAATTGGCTTCGCACGAAGTTGAATTGGCTATTGCTGACAAACTAAAAATAGAATTAAAAAAATATACTGCTTTAATTTCACAATCGGGAAAAGATTTAGATAATTATTATACTGCTATAAGAGAAATTGAAAAAGTAATTACTCAATTAAAAGGACAAGCTTCTAATGTTATTAATATTGCAAAAGAATTAAGAAAACAAGAAGATTTAGTAAGTTCAGAAATAGAAACAGTAACTAAAAAAGTTAATGAAGCTAAAAGTGAATTAGGTATAAATATTAATATCAATGAATTAGTAGACTTAGGTTCATTACAATCTTCTAACACACTTTCAACAAGAATACAAAGTGATGCAAATGCTTATCTAAAATATGTGAATACTTTGCAAAAACCAACAATTTAAAATAAAATAAAAATGAAAAATAGCCTAATCAATCAAATCAAAACTTTACTTGGAATGGAAGTAAAACTTGAACAAATGAAACTAATGGATGGCGTAACAGTTCTTGAAGCTGATATGTTTGAAGCTGGTAACGAAATTTTCGTAGTAACGGAAGACGAACAAAAAATACCCGTGCCAGTAGGAGAATACGAAATGGAGGACGGTCGTATGTTAATCGTTGTTGAAGAAGGAATTATTTCCGAAGTAAAAGAAAAGGTTGAAGAAGAAGAAGAAGTTGAAGTTGAAGAACCTATTGAAGAAGAAGCGAAAAAAGAACAAGAAATGGAAACGGCTAAAAGCAACCCTAAAAAAGTAGTTGAAAGCACAATCAAAGAAAGTTTCTTTTCTGAAATTGAAGCATTGAAAAAAGAAAACGAAACCTTAAAAGCTGAATTAAGCAAATTGAACGAGGTTAAAGAAAACGAGGTAGAACTATCTGAAGAAGTTAAACCAATTTCTTTTAACCCTGAAAACGAAAACAAAGTTGAGTCTATAAAATTTGCGTCTAAAAGACCACGCACAATAATGGATTCAGTTTTAAATAAACTAAATAAGTAATAATTTAAAAAACAATAAAAAATGAGTACAACATTAACAAGTATCTCAAATGATTCTTTACGTCAAGTAGGTGTAATTGAAACATTGACAGGTGCAACAACTTTAACTGCTGAAGATAGCGGTAAAGTATTTATTCTAAACGCTGCTGCTGGAGCGCAAATTACACTTCCAGCGGTTGCCGATGGAGCTGGACAGTCTTATAAATTCGTAGTAGGTGCGTTATTCGCAACGACTGCTTGGACTATTAAAGCGGCTACAAACAAAATTCAAGGTGGTGTTATCGTGAATAGTACTAACGTACCGGGAGCTGATGAAAACACAATTACGTTTTCGGCTTCTGCTGATACAATTGGTGATTTCGTTGAATTAGTAGGTGACGGAACAAACTGGTATGTTTTCGGACTTGGTACTTCTGCTGGTGCAATTACTTTAACCGTAGTATAAATAAAATAAAAAACTAAATAAAAATGGAAAAAATTAACCTATCAACTACTCAAAGCATTACTACAACGTATGCTGGTGAGTTCGCTGGAAAATATATCGCTGCGGCTTTGTTAAGCGCTCCAACCTTGGAAAAAGGCGGTATTACTATTATGCCGAATGTGAAATATAAGCAGGTAATTAAGCGTGTCAGTACAGATGACATCATCAAAAATGCGACGTGCGATTTTGACCCTACTTCTACAGTTACGTTAACTGAAAGAATTCTACAACCTGAATCTTTTCAAGTTAACTTACAATTATGTAAAAGTGATTTTAGACAAGACTGGGATGCAATTCAAATGGGATATTCTGCATTCGATGTTTTGCCGAAGTCTTTCGCTGATTTCTTAATCGCACACGCTGCTGAAAAAGTTGCTGCTGGAATGGAAACTTCTATTTGGAGAGGTGTTAACGCAACTGCTGGACAGTTCGCTGGAATCATGACACAATTAACTACTGATGCTTCTTTACCAGCGGCTCAAGAAATTGCGGGTACTACGGTTGACGCTACAAACGTTACTGCACAATTAGGTTCAATAATTGACGCTTTGCCAGCTGCTTTGTACGGTAAAGAAGATTTAACTTTGTATGTTTCTAATAACATTTATAGAGCTTACGTTCGTGCTTTAGGTGGCTTCGCTGCTTCAGGAGTAGGAGCTAACGGTTACGATAACAAAGGAAACAACCAAGTATTGAATGACTTGTATTTTGACGGTGTTAAAATATTCTTAGCTAACGGACTTGCTTCAAACACTGCGTTACTTTCTCAAACTTCAAACTTGTACTTTGCGACTGGTTTGATGAATGATATGAACGAAGTTAAAGTTATTGATATGGGAGATATCGACGGAAGTCAAAATGTACGCGTAGTAATGAGATTTACGGCAGACGCTAAATACGGTTTTGCTTCAGACGTAGTTACTTACGGAATCGTTAACTCGGCTAACTAAAAAACATAAACTATAATAAAGGGTGGTGCAATATACACCACCTTTTTTTTTGTTAAACTTTAAAAACTAAATAAAATGAGTTGTGATATAACAAACGGTCGAATAGAACAATGTAAAGATTCGGTTTCAGGATTGAAGGCGATTTACTTTATTAACTACGACGACTTAAACCCCGATAGCGTTACTTACGTTGGTTCAACGGATGAGATTAGCGACTGGACTCCAATTGCTGCTGGTGCTTTACAATTGTATAAATACGAATTAAAAGGTGCTAATAGTTTTGAAACTACAATTAATTCAAGCCGCGATAACGGTACTACGTTTTTTCAACAAACGCTTACTATTCAATTAAAAAGACAAGACGTTACAACGCATAAAAACGTTAAACTTTTGGCTTACGGACGTCCGAGAATTGTTGTAAGAACAATGACAGACCAATTCTTTTTAATGGGACTTACACAAGGTGCGGATGTTACTGCGGGAACTGTGTCGAGTGGTAGTGCCTTGGGTGACTTTAACGGTTATAATTTGACTTTTGAAGCCATGGAGGTAAGCCCAGCCAATTTCCTTGATGTTTCAACTGAAGCACAATTGAAAACTTTGTTTGAAGATGGCGCTGGAGTAGATGCACAAATAGTTACTGCTTAATTTCTTTCTTCTATATACTTGCGCAAAAGACACTTACTTCGGTAGGTGTTTTTTGTTTAAGCACAAAATCGTACTTTTGACGTTTATAATATATGATTATTCTAACTACTTCTACAAATGACCAAGACTTTGTGTTTATACCACGAAATAAAGTTTTTGATTATGTAGCTATTACGGACGATCAAACGAACGTAACAACTGAAATAACTGGTTACACTTACACACAAGGGGAATATTACGATACGTTTGAAGCTGAATTTAATTTAGTAGAAAATCATTTTTACGATTTGGTATTTATTAACGGTGCTACGGTAGTTTATAAGGATAGGATATTTTGTACTAATCAAAGTGTTTCGAGTTTTTCAGTAAACAAAAACCAATATACTGCTAATAGCACCACAAATGAATTTATAGTTTATGAGTAATATACACGTTTTAGAATTAAGTTCTTATACAACGCCAGTAATTCAAGAATCAAAACGCGACGCTTGGGTTGAGTTTGGCGAAGATAATAATTACTTTCAGTTTATCATTGATAGGTACGTTAATTCGACAACTAATTCAAGCGTAATAAACAATGTAAGTCGTTTAATTTACGGACGTGGTTTAAGTGCGTTAGATGCAAGTAAAAAGCCAAATGAGTACGCTCAAATGATGGCTTTATTTAATGCTGATTGTATTCGTAAAATTGTACTTGACAGAAAAATGTTCGGACAATTTGCAATGCAAGTACATTATTCACAAGATCACAAAAGAATTTTAAAGGCTTATCATATACCTGTGAATTTATTACGTGCTGAAAAGTGCAATAAAGACGGAGAAATAGAAGGTTATTATTATTCAGATAATTGGTTGGACGTTAAGAAATACGCTCCTAAAAGAATACCAGCTTTCGGATATTCAAATGAACAAATAGAGATACTTTATTCGAAGCCATATGCGGTAGGAATGAAATATTACGCTTTGCCTGATTACCAAGGTGGTTTACCGTATGCAAAGTTAGAAGAAGAAATTGCTGATTATTTAATTAACGAAGTTCAAAACGGTTTTTCGGGAACTAAAGTAGTAAACTTCAATAATGGGGTTCCTACTGAAGAACAACAAAGTATAATTAAAAGCAAGGTGTTAAGTCAGTTAACGGGTTCGAGGGGACAAAAAGTTATTGTAGCTTTTAACAACAACCAAGAAAGTAAAACAACGGTAGACGATTTACCGTTAAACGATGCGCCCGAGCATTACACTTACTTAAGTGAGGAATGCGTAAAGAAAATTATGTTAGCGCATAACGTTACTTCGCCGCTTCTTTTCGGTTTAGGTTCGGCAAATGGTTTTAGTTCAAATGCTGATGAATTAAAAAACGCTTCTATTTTGTTTGATAATATGGTAATTAAACCTATTCAAGACCAAATTATAGATGCCTTTGATAAAATTTTAGCCTTTAACAGTGTTTCTTTAAAATTATTCTTTAAAACGTTACAACCTTTGGAGTTCGTAGATTTAGAAAACGCACAAAACGAAGAACAAGTTGCTGAAGAAACGGGAACGGAATTAAGCAAAATAAACACGGAATTAGAAGAAATATTAAACGAAGTTGATGCAAACCAATTAGGCGAAGGCTGGGTAATGGTAGACGAACGAGAGGCTTCAGAAAATGACGAAGAATTAGATTTACAATTAATTAAAGCTGAATTAGATTTAGAGCCTAAAACAACACTTTTAAGCCGCTTAATTAACCTTGTTCAAACTGGTAACCCTCAACCCGATAAAAAGAGCGCACAAGACAAAAAAGTAGGAGATTTAAAATACTTTAAAGTTCGTTATAAATACACGGGAAATAAAGCACCCGACCGTGACTTTTGTAAAGCAATGATGTCAAAACAAGATAGGTTGTTTAGAAAAGAAGATATTGATGCAATGAGTAGAAGGGCGGTTAATCCGGGTTTTGGCGAAGGCGGTGCAAATACGTATGATATATTTCGTTTTAAAGGTGGTCCACGATGTCACCACAAATTTTCAAGGGTAACTTTTATGTTAGATTTAAACGCTATTGAAAAAGGTTATTCTGAAATAGGAACAAGAGCAGCAGAAATTAAAGGATATAAAGTAACGAACCCTTACGAAGTTTCAATATACCCTAATAATTTACCTTTAAAAGGGTTTAGCCCACGAAATAAAAATTTACCTTCAGACGTAATATAAAATGGCAGAAGCACTACTCATAACACGACAAGACGTTGTTAAATTCACTGCAATGAATGGCAACGTAGACACGGACAATTTTATTCAGTACGTCAAAATAGCACAAGACATTCATATTCAAAATTACTTAGGTACTGATTTACTTGAAAAATTAAAGTCCGAAATTATTTTAGCTTTTTCGGGAATACCGACAGCTATTACAATAAGCAACCAAGGAACGGGTTACACTACGGGAACTGCTATAAATACAACAAGTACAACGGGAACGGGCTTAAAGTTAAATATTACTGCGGCGGGTGGTTTAATTACTGCAGCTACAATTAACACGGCTGGCACTGGTTACACGGTAGGAAGTACGGCAACGGTAACAGGCGGCACAAATGGAGCGGTTACAATAAGTTCAATTTACACAATACCAACTGATTATAATAACCTTTTAGTTACGTATGTAAAGCCTATGCTTATACACTGGGCAATGGTTGAATATTTACCATTTGCAGCTTATACAATAGCGAATAAAGGGGTATACAAACATAATTCGGAAAACGCTACAAACGTTGAAAAGGTAGAAATTGATTTCTTAATAGAAAAAGAACGTTCAATAGCGCAGCATTACACTGAAAGATTTATTGATTATATATCATTTAACAACGATTTATTTCCTGAATACAATAGTAACTCAAACGGGGATATGTATCCGGATACAAATAATAATTACACTGGCTGGTATTTATGAAGAATTACAAACCAAAAGACGAAAACATAAAGAAATTATTAACCTATTTAAGTAAGCAAAATGGCAAACGTAAAGATAAGTCAATTAACGGCAAAGGGAAGTAATTTAGAAGCTACCGACCGTTTAGCAATTGCACAAGACACGGGCGGCGGTACATTCGCAAGTAAGTACGTAACAGGTGCTGAAGTACGTAATAGAGCAAGAGCAACGCACACAAGCCAACACACGTTAGTTTTAAGCGATGCGAATAAGGTAGTTGAACTAAACTTTGCGAGCGGTAATAATTTAATAGTTCCTACGAATGCAAGTGTAGGTTTTCCGAGCGGTACGATAATAACTTTGGCACAATACGGGGCTGGACAAGTTACTATTATAGGAGATACGGGAGTAACTTTAAGAAGTAGTGGCGGTAAAAACAAAACAGCAGCGCAATATTCAGTTGCTACTTTATACAAAAGAGACACGAACGAATGGTATTTATACGGTGATTTAACTACTTAAAAATGGCAAATGCAAATGGATGGGGCGACGGTGCTTCAAATAATACAATAGGTTGGGGACAAGGTGCTGATAATGCTATTGGCTGGGGTTCGGTTTATTCCGTTTCTGAAGCTGGTGCAACTGATATTGTAGGTGTAGCCCCTTTTACTGGCTTACTTGACACTTATACAGGAGCAACGGTTGCTTATTCACTTCGGTTATTATCTTCTACTTACACAGGCAATTGTATTCGAGTAAGAAGGTCAAGCGATAACACAGAACAAAATATCGGTTTTGTAAATAATGTTTTAGATACTGCGTCATTACTTACTTTTTGCGGTGCTGGTAATGGGTTTGTGACAACTTGGTACGATCAGTCAGGGAATGGTAATAATATAATTCAAACAACAGCTGTTACCCAACCAATAATTATTAGTTCTGGAGTATTACAAACGGAAGGAACTAAGCCTGCCATGTATTTTGATGGAATAAACGATAACTTAGCAAATGCGTCAGTGCCTTTAAATACTTATATATCTTTGTATTTAGTAAGCAAAACAACAACGAGTAAACCATTATTAATAGAGCACTCCCCAAATACTAATAATGGAAATGGGTTTTTTATTTATGGTTCTTCAAGTAGTTCATGGTTCTTCGCAAGGTCAGGGGCAACTAATTATGCAGAGGGAACATCAAACTGGGCTGGTTCAACAAGAATTTTATCTACTTTTATATATAATTCAACAATAAGAAATTACTATAAAAATAGTATTATTCAAGCAAATAATTTAGTAGGAGGTGTTTTATTGGCAAATACGTCGTTAAGCACGTCCTTAAATATATTTTCAAGAAATGGTTCATTATTTTTTTCAGATGGAAATATTCAAGAATTAATAATATATAATGATACTTCAGGTAATAATAAATCTGGAATTGAAAGTAATGTAAATTCATTTTATTCAATATACTAATGGAAGTAATAGGATACAAATACACGAATGAACAGGATGCTATTAATGCAAGGGAACTGGTAGATGCTTATTATGGCATACCCGTTTCACCTGAAGACGTAACACAAAATTGGGTAGATTATCAAACGGCAACTTTAGACAATCCTATATTTTGGTACATTACTTTTGATATAAGTTTAGAAATAGTTTTGGGAGACCCAATAACATTTGAAGTAACAACCCCACCACCTTTTGAAAATTAATTATGAAAATGATACCAGTTACACAATTTATTGAAGTTATAAAAAAACAAGGCGCGGTCGGAGTACTTGCGTTATGGTTAGCGTACACCCATTTTGAAGTACAAGACGTTAAAGCACGTTTGTACAACTGTTTAGATAAAAACGAATACTACAACAGAAAACCTATTGAAGAAAAACAACCACCTTTACCAAGTGTAAAAAATGATACGGTTGCGGTACTTGAAAATAAAAATCGTAAATTAGCGAAAAAATAATTTATGACAAACGTAAAGAATTACACGGATAAACAACTTTTAGACAAGGCAAAGAGTTTACCTACGTTTAAATTTATTCCAGCTGGTATATGGCTTTTATTTGTGCGTTCAAACGAAGATGCTAATAATGTTTTTGACGATAAAGTGTATATCTTT